TCTTTATCCTTAGCAAATTCAATTAAAATTTAATTAAAAGCCCCGCCAATAATCGATATTTAGCGGGGCCGTTTGTGCCGTAATACGTCCGGCAAACGATAAAACTAGTTTTTAGGTGCTCTAAGGATATTTAGAACTTTCTCAGACATATCATGTAAGTCAGATCCAATTGGCAACCAGAAATGGAACACCGTATTGTCGCGGTTAAAAACTTGCTTGTAGTACTCAGTTTTAAATGATGGGTCGATATCAGATGCTTTAAACAATCTTCCTTCTTTTTCTATAGTTTGCCCATCTAACTCACCACCAACACAAATATTCATAATCTATTCCGGCTGACTTTCTAATGCTTCTTTGATTGCAAATTCAATTCTTTCTTTAATTAATTCTTTAAATATGAAGAATGTTTCATCCTTATTGCTGATAGGATTTTTTAACAATCTAGGTTCATACACCTGTTCGCGTAGTGGATTATTATAAGGATCAGCAATCAATCTTGGAGATTGTTCGTACCACTGACCATGTAAGCAACCGCCTACACATAGCCATTTTCCACCTTTATTAACCATAAATGCCTCCTCTTCGAAGGCTCTTTATAACATAAAAAGCAAAAAGCCCACCTACTTGGCGAGCTTTTAAAAAATTTTGGTGCAACGCTTATAACTTCGTCCCACCATATCACAAATCTAAACCAAGTGTGCTGCACTGTCAAGATTGCAACACCTCAATTTTTCCATCCAAATATGCCAAGCCTTTATCAATCTCAGCACGTACTTTTGCTTTACTACATCTATGTACATTGGCAATTGTTAAATACGACCAATTATTTTCATAGTAAAGTATTAAAAACCAAGCTCTTTCTTGTAGAAATTCCCTATTATCGTTATGCATTTTAGCCAAGAGTTTACTTACTTCAACTGCCTCATAATCTTCAATTTCGCATGGCATAGAGACCTTACTTGATCTAATTCTAGTTGTGTCATTTTGGTCAATTAAACATGCTAGAGGATTAGCAGAAACTTTAGATTTTGTTGATCTTACCCATAGACCATATTGTTCCAACCATTGATGAGCAGAACGTTTAGACCAGTCCATTGTCTTGTTATTAACTTTTGCATTCATGTTTAAACTTCCCTCACATCAATATTGTGAACTGTTTTCATCAGGTGTTTTTTATTTCGGTAACTCGGTAGCTTGCGTGTAGCTATAGACTTCACATCTTCAACAACGTATTCACCTGCTGTCGTGAAATAAGTGAAATCGGCAAAATATCTAAGTGCTGGTTTAGCTCGTTTCTCCCCTTCTAATTTTGTCTTCGGTGCCAATTCAAATTTTGTGTGATGCTGCAATTCTTTAATTTCACCTCGTTGTTGTAGAGCCTTTAGCTCGATATACCGTTTGTATTCTTTAGTACTGTCAAAAGTCATTCCATCCAATTTAATTTTCGAAGCATTAAACTTGTTTCGACCCTTTTTAACTTTTTGAGCTTTCGGACATGTTGCGCGGTAATCTGCAAGGCTCATTGAACTCATTCTTCAAACGTCTCCTTTCTTGCTAACCACCACAAAACCACCGCACCGCTAATAGCTGCTGTAAAAAATGAAATGAGTAAACCCCACGCTAAAATCTCGAATTTGTTCATGCAGTTTTCTCCATGATTTTTAATAATCTTTCTTGCTGTAATTCGTAATAATCAGGGTTCAATTCACATCCTAAATATTGACGCTCATGCATAAGCGCTACAGCTGCTGTTGTTCCAGATCCCATGAAAGGATCAAATACAACATCATTGACTCGAGATCCCGCTAATACACACGGCTCGATTAGATCCATTGGGAATGTTGCGAAATGAGCGCCCTTGTAAGGCTTTGTAGAAACTTGCCAAACACTGCGCTTATTACGTGTAAGTAAGTCATACTCGCTTTCTGATCTTTCTGATCTGTGTGTTCCGTATGCTTGATTGGGAATAACAGCAGCTCTCTTGCTGTTTTCACGTTTAAAACTATCGCGTGAAGATCTCGAGTAAACGGCTTTCATTGGACCGTTATATTTCATCACGGCACGAGTACTGCCATGTTGTTGATCAAGATTTTGGGAAAGTCTTTTGATTGAACTTTCTGCAACCGGTTCTTTAATTGCTACGTGGTCAAAATAATATCTACGTGATTTACTGAATAAGAAAATATACTCATGTGCTTTGGTACAACGGTCAGTAATACTTTCTGGCATTGGGTTCGGTTTATGCCAGATAATATCTTGGCGCAAATACCAACCATCGGCTTGCAGTGCAAAAGCAACTTTCCATGGAATGCCAATAAGATCTTTTGGTTTCAAATTAGATTGAGCTGCATTTTGTTTAGGTAAAACTAAACCCTTTGTTTTTGGATTTTTCCCGTCATTCAACCCAGTACGAGTCATGCCGCGGCCAGAACCTGCATAACTATCACCAAGGTTTAACCAAAGTGTTCCATCGTCATGCAGCAGCTCTCGTACTAAACGAAAAACTTCAACCATGTTTTGAACATATTCATCTACAGTATTTTCCAAACCTAATTGACCATCTACACCGTAATCACGTAACCCAAAATAAGGTGGTGATGTAACACAAGTTTGAGCTTTCAAGCCTTCTGCAATCATTTGATTCATCAGAGCACGGCAATCACCAAATAAAATCTTATTCAAGCCGCCTCTCCTTTACCTTTTTGTTGAAATCCAACCTGAATGAGGTATGGCATCAATTTTTGTTGTTGCTCTGGATCTGCAAGTTTCACTGCGACACGTGCAGCAAGTTGTTCATAGCTCTCGTTACCTTCAGCGTATTTGCTTGCAAACTCAGGATGTACAGAAAGTTTTTGAGCAAATGAGTAAATCTGTTTTGAACTAAGAGTATTTGATTCTCCCTGCGGGACTCGGACCTGCGTTCCAGAATTTGGTTTTTTAGATTGTTCACGTGCTTGGTATTTTCCACATGCGTTGATTAACCAATCTGCAAAGTGGTAATTCATGAGTTCATCGCAAAGATTCTTCTCGGCGTTGTAGAGTTCAAATGCTCGTAACTCTCGATCGAACCAAGTCGCGTTTTTGATCTGCTCGTAAGTTTCCTGATCAGTTGCCAAAAGAATTTCTTCACGAAGTTTTTTCAAACTCAACCATGTTTTTTTATTTTTAGATTCTTCTGATAGATTCTTTGAAAGATTCCGTGTCCCAACGTTGGGACTGTTTAACGGAATTGTTGGGACTCTTTCATGGAATTGTTGGAACTGTTCCGTTGTTGGAACTGTTCCATTGTTGGTACTGTTTAAATCATCATTTTCAGTGTCAAAGTGTACCTTTGTTGGTACTGTTTCCCGACCTTTAACTCCGATCAAAAGATAGACTTTTACCTGCTTAGTTTTACCTTCGCGCTTACCAGTATCGATAATAAATCCGTCTTCAATTAACTCATCAATGATTTTTAAAACGGTCTTACGGTCCATTTCCGTGTCATCAACTAAACGAGCAATACTTGGATAGCATTCATGTGTTTCACCAGCTCGATCGGCTAGTGAAAGAAGTACTAATTTTTTGAGTGGTTTTAATGCTCCACCCACCTTTTGTTTTTGACGGGTTTTCCAAGCCCAAACTGTTGCATCTAGACTCATTTATCCCCCTCTTCATTCAACTGAATGAATGTGCTACCCAAATAGCGGATCCGTTTAGCCCGATATAAACTTGAGATGATCGGGCCAGCATGAATAAGATAAATCCCATGTTTTCCATGCTCGTCAACCAAAGCCTGCATGAATTCATCACGTGTTACAGCAGCATTTTTTTCGTCACGGTTTTGGCGGGCTAAATTTTCCTTCCGTTTTTTCAACAAACCAGACAAAGTTCTTAATGCTGGTTCATGCCAGGATTGAATATGCTTTTGTTGTTGTTCAAAGGTACTCATGACACCTCCGCTAATGCTTGCTCAGCGCTTGTTAGTCGGCGTTTGGCGTTAAATTCAGCAACTGTTGCTGTGCGGATTTCTTTTGAAGAAACTAGAATCAAATGATTCTCTGATTTGATGGTCCATAAACTAGTCAAAGTTTTGTTTTTAACTTCAAACAAATCATTTGATTTGAAAGTACGGCACTCTTTAGTAAGCACTACAACGTCACCTATTAAAAAATCTGGTGAGTTGAGTTCGATTGGTTGTTCTGATAAATTGTTTGTGTTCATTTGATCCACCTCAATTGAATGCCTATAAACCACTCTCTACCTGGATGGGGAGTGGTTTTTTATTTGAATAAAATCCGCATGTATTCAGGTGAAGTGAATGCATGTGCTAAATAAACTCGCGTTGCTTCTGCAATTTCAGGTGAGCAATACACATCACTTTCTTGCACAACCTTCAAACCAATGGCTGTCAACAAAAAGCTAATAAACTCAATCTCAGTCCATCCATTTGATTTCTTTTCTGTTTTCATCCGTGAAAGGATGCTTGCATCGACATTTATCATCTCTGCTACTTGTCTTTGATTGCTAGCGTTAAGTGCTTGCAATATGAGCGATTCGTTATTGCTAGCGCTTGCAGGCAATTCATTTAATACTTTGCTCATGGTTTAGTTCCTAAGCGGTTAATGATCCAAGGTTTTTGCTTTTTGTCGTCTGGGGACGAAGTTCAATCCAAATATCTTGATAGTTATCAGGGAAAAGCTCTTTTCGCGTTGTTAAACCAAGATCTTCAGCAATAACTGCTAGCCTGATTTTTCTATCAAGGGGGATAGCTTTCCATCCACTAACTGATGACGGAGCAATCCCCAGAAGTCTTGCTACCGCTGTGACACCACCTAGCTTGTCTATAAGTTGTGCGTCATTCATAACGTGCTCCTAATTTTTCTTTAATTATTAGGCATTCCTTATATTAAATCAATAGGAATACCTAATTTTATTTATGTTAGGATTTCCTAACATTCTGAGGATAGTTGTATGAATACTCTTGCTGAACGACTTAGGTATGCCATGGAAGTTTTGCCACCTAAAAAGATTAAAGGTGTTGAGCTTGCTCGTGCAGTAGGAGTTAAACCTCCTTCTGTGAGTGATTGGCTGTCTGGAAAATCCAAAACAATGGAAGGTGAAAATTTATTACGTGCCTCAAAATTTTTGAATGTTAATCCTTCATGGCTTGCATCTGGCACGGGAGAGATTCAATCAAGCACGAGAGATAAATTTAAACAACTGGATATCGAAGAGTTCAAAAAGAAATACAACATTAGTGATAGTGATGAAGCTCTTTTATTTTCAACAATTATCGAAAAACCGTTTATCCCATCATCTAAGCGTTGGGTTCCTGTTAAGGCTTACTCCAAGATGGGCATGGATGGCTATTTCACAGATATGGGTTATGAAGGCAATGCTGGAGATGGGTATGTTCCAACTCACTCAGCAGGACCAAGAGCCTATGGCATTAAAGGCACTGGCGACTCAATGTTTCCAGCAATTCGTAATGGCTGGTATGTTGTATGCGACCCTGATGCAGAGCTTGTGCCGAATGAGTTTGTTCAGGTGTGCTTGAAGGATGGAAGATGCACAATTAAAGAATTTGTCGGCATCAATGGTGGGGTTTTAAGTTTGCTTTCTGTGAATGGTGGTGAGCGATTTTTCTTTGAAATGGACGAGGTTGAAAGTATTACCGCTATTACAGATATCGTGCCGCCAAGTCAGCACAGACAAGAACATCCTTATTCGCATTAATCACAGGAAGACTTATGGACAACTCTAAACTACCAATCAACCAGATTATTGCTCGCATCAATGATGCTGCGAAACATGGTGAAGCTTTGGTGCTAACAGCCGAAGAAGTAAAGATTCTTTCTAAAGATATTGGCGACAAGGTCTTTATTCCTGTGCTTACTAATGAGCAGGTCGTGCAGTTGGTAAAAGAAGGAAAGCT